TGTGTCATCAGTTGGGAAATAGAACCATCCAACAATTCCATCAAAGTTGCGTGTGTTGTATCGTGCAGGACCTCCAACATAGAGTGAATCAGCATTGCCATCAATATTCTGTTCAATGGTTCTTATAGTGACTCCATCACTATCCTCAATCACAATTCCTGTGTGACCATAAGGATGGCCATACAGATAAGTTGTATCCATGACAAAGATGGCTCCTGCTCGTGGGTTGACTCCTACTGCATCATATACTACTTCATACCCTAACCCAGCGGCTGAATTAAGTAGGTCAATAGCATTTCCCCAGAGAGCTTTCCCGAAAAAGTTGATAGAAATTGAATTTGGTAAGTCAACACATTGGGTCCCGTACGCACCATCTGCATCGGCTCCAACACCTTGATTGGCCAAAGATTCTGAAAAACTTAAAATGTCATTTGTTGCTACCATTTTTGAACCTCATTTCTTCCATTGTTCATTGGCTTTTTTCACAGCGGCTTCAATGAATGTGTTTAATTGGTCATTTGTCAAATTGATGTTATATGCTTCTAGCCCTTCAATCAAGCTAGTTTTAGCATGCTCCATCTTATCCTTTCCGTGGATGTCCAATGTCCCTGCTACTTGTTCAGTAGCGTTCACAGCGTTCTTTGCAAGGATTTCAGCCACTTCAATGGCTTTCTTACCACCACGAGTCAAGAGGTATTTTTTAACCGCTTGAACGATGATTCCAACCATAACTACTAAAATACTCATTGAGCTGCTTGCTACAATATCAGTGATTTGATTCATTTTTCTTTTCTCCTTTTTTGATTAATTTACTAGGCTCTTCCAAGCCATCTTTTAACTGAAATTTCTCATGATCAATATTTTGTTTCACAAGACGATCTAGGCCAGGAATTTCAACTCCTAAAGCTGAGAGACTGGCAAGAATGCTTGAACCGTATGCTGCCATCATTGCGACAATAAAGGCATCAACTACGGGTCCAAGATTCATATATAGGGCGAATGGATAGCCAATGGCTGTAATTAAAATCATAGCTGTGTGACTTACTAGCCCTTTCCTCCATTTTCTGCTTGAGAACTCATGATAGGCCCATGCTCTAGCCACACCTAAAACGATATCTAGAGCCACAATGGCCATCAAGAGAAATACAATCATGTGTTCATCAATTCCGTGATCATAAAAGTCACGCACTACTTCGATAATTCCAAAGATTCCATCTGGTTCTTGATACATCAATCACACTCCTCTCAATTTATGATTCAGGTTGTGCTACTGGTTGGGTTTCAAGGTCTCCTGATGGTTTGTTTTGTTTTTCTTCTTTGGGAACTTCCCAATTATAGATTGCAAGCTTACCATTTTGAAGAAGTGGGCCTTTCAAGTCTTTGATTGATTCCCCGTTATATGTGAAATCATAATTGACTTGAACAAGAACACGTTTCCCTTCACTGAATTTTTCAGTGTGGTCTGGATCAATCAAGGTGAAGATGTCATGTTGTTTGTAAGTTTTACCTACTTGAGCAGCTTCTACAAGCTCAAGCGCTCGCTTGTAGAGTGTTGGATCCAGTGGATTGTCTTGATTGGTCACAGCTACAAGGACAGACCAGTCAGCAAGTGCTTTGTTATTTTGAATTAGGACATCTTTCTTTTCGTTTTCCTGAGTGAGTTCTTGAATTTTCTGAATAGCATCCTTATTGGCATCGACAGACTTATCAAGCTCTTTCTTGAGGGATACGATAGCGCCAGAAGGGTCTAGTTCCATTCGGACAAGATTTAGAACAGCATCCACAAGGGCTGTCTCTTCATCTCCCATGCGGTTATTTGGAAGGGATTCTTCAAATACCCGGTAAGGGTAATCTTGCTTGATGGAAACCTTTGTGGCATTAGCTACTGGATCATAGGATTTGAACTGTACTTTATAATTCATTAAGCATTTACCTCATTTTTATTCTTAACTTCTTCAAATAGGTCCTTCAAATCTTTGTCAGATTCTAGGACAGAGCGATAGATTTCTAGCTCTTGTGTGAGCTGATCTAGTTTTTCTTGTAGGTAAGTACATCGAGCCTTAAACTCAATCTCTCCGAGTGTTTTGTCGCCTAATTGCTTGTTTAATTCAGCAATCATAGCTAGTAGAATATTTTCGTTCATGTTAATTTCCTTTCTATTTAAAGCCATATTTATTGATGAGATTTGATTTTATATGATTTTGAACAGCTCCATTTTTTAGATCCCAACCATAACGAGCGAGAATACCAAAACAAGTCAAGATATCCCATAGATAGCCTCCTACATTTTGTGATCCTTTCCCAATAAATAGATCATCTATATAAGCTTTGCTAAAATGTTTATCGCCACGCCCTAAATTATGTTTAACGCCTTTTTCATTCATTGGAATCAAATAGCTATTTCCATCTTTAGTATTATTGTGAATAATCCAAGGACTTCTATACTGACCATTTGCATAGAATATGATTCGATCACCAACAAGTTCGTACAAAGATTCTTTTACATCATTCTTCGCTCCTGACCACAAGCGCATCCCAGCAAATGTTCCATTTTCTGTATTTTCAGTTTTGTCTTGATTTGTTCCTATGACGATTCTGGCAGCCTTATTGTCTCTTAGATACTCACCAATAAGACCAACTTGGTTAAATTTGATAAATTGTGAGGAGCTTGTATCATCGATTCTTCGAATTGTGCCAGTATTTGAAAATAGATTGATAGTCCCGTTATCTAAGTCAAATACTGTAGCCCCGTTGTTGGCACTCAATCGTCCACCTTGAATTCTTTCAGCAGCAATCTTGATGGAATTAAGTTCTGTGATGAATGCTCTTTGAGAAATCAACTCTCTAACGAAAGCCTGATTTGTTACTAATTTCTGAATCAATGCATAATCTACAAGTAATTTATCAGCTGTAACAGCGTTACTAGCCAAAATCTGAGTAGTGACTGATCCAGATTCCATGTGACCTGTTCGGACGCTCTGAGATGCCAGATGCCTGCTTGTGATTGAGCCATCAACTACCATGTCCCCCTTCACTTTGATCAATTGAGCGATCAAAGCAATAGCTTCTGGCTCTTGTACTAGCAAGGAACTGATAGTTCTTCCATTGATGCTCTTACCTGTACCAAATGAGATCTGACCATCTGTGATGTTGATGTCTGTTTTCTTTAGAACCCCATCGAATTGGCTGATGATCGTTGCAACTTGCCCATTGACTGTTTGCTGATAATTCGCAAAGCGGCCGTTTATGCTATCCTTGAAATCGTCCAATTTGTCATTGAGGACAGAATTTTGACTGGATAATTTCTTGTTTGTCTCATCTGCTTGAGCTGATAGCTTCGCATCTGTTGATTGTGCTTGCTCTTCGATTTTGGTTGTAAGTGCCTGTTCCTGAGTTGCAAGCTTATTGTTTAAGCCCTCTGTGGCATATCTCAGATTATTTCCAAACTCAGTTGAAAATGTTGAGAATTGACCATCAACAGTCTGCTTGTATTCAGCAAGTTTGCTCTCAATTCGTGAATTGATTGTATCCAAACTGTTTGGCTTGTATGGAGGGACTTTGGGTCCTTTGACCAATATTGGCTTGCGAATCCAAAAGTGCGCATTGTTGACTGCATAGAAGTAGAATGGGAAGCTTCCAGTGGTGTCAAATTCAAAATCAGTTGCTAGGAATGTAAACTCAGCTTTTAACCATGTATCTTTTGCAGTTGTTTTATCTGCAAAAGTCTTACCAAATACTTGCTTATTGTTTGAATGCCGTTTCAGTGTAACTGCAATTCCTTTGTCACATTCAACATCACTTCTCACTTGATATTCAAAACCTAATGAGTAGTATTCGCCTTGGGACATTTTGTTGATGTACAATGGGAATGTTGGTCCTGCCCATGTGTAGGCATTAGCAGGAGACCCAGACACCTTCATTTTGAAAGTTCCGTTTTCCACTGATGCAATTCTTGTTGTACCATTGTTTGGCGCTGTGTATTCGGTTAAACTATCAGCTAATTTCACAAGGTTCTCTTGATCAATCTGACTTCCTAGAGCTTCAATTCTTCTTGTGATTCCCTCAGAATCTTCTGTGTACTTATTCTTTGAAATATAATTCTCAGATAAATTCTCACGGATAGTCTTCAGGGTGTTGCTTGTCTGCTCTTCTGTGTAACGCTTCAATCTTGATTCAAGGATTCCACTCTCACCAGTATACTGTTCAAGTGCTGTGATTTGTGTTTTAAGTCCTTGTGCGGTACGTTCAAATGATGCTGAAGCATTTGTGATGATAGCTTCCTGATCTTCTGGGGCTGGCCCTGCATCTGTTCTGGTAGTGCTTTGTGTGAGTTCTACCTTTTTAAACGAAATTGAACCAGCTCCATCATATCCAATAATAATGCGCCAAAAATCAAACTCATCACTTTTTTCTAAAGCTGGAACGGAAATTTTGAACAATTGCCATTCATCAGTCAATTGAAATTGACCAGAGATTCTTTCTCGATTGCCTCCAGATTTGCGATTCTCACGCAAAGAAGCCCACATTTTTCCAGAACCACTATTTCTTTTAGCATAAAAAGAAAGTGTGTAAGACTCGCCTTTTTCTAGATAGTCTAGAGCAGTTGTTTTGGAAGTTGCCCAACTTGGTGCGGTACTAGAAAATAACTGTGCTTGTTTCCAAGTGTTGGTACTTCCTGTAATGGTATAGATGCCATTTTCTGCCGTGCCAGTTGAATCACTTGAGTCACCATAAGTGAAAACCCACAGACCACGAGTGAAATCATAATCTTCTGCGTAGTTTCTTGAACCTACTTTTAGAGTTGTGAACTCTTCTTTAACCCCTGCCACTGTCTGCTCAACATAAGACCGGTCTGCTTTGCCATTTGTGACATTGGTCAGGTCAGAGATGGCTTTTTCTGTGGTTTGTTCAAACCGTGATTGTGCGCCTTTTAATTCAGTGAATTGGCTTTCTGTAGACTGTTTGAATTTGTCAATGAGACCTTTGACTTCTACATCTTTTTCAATGAGCTTTTTAGTTGTAGCCGTCAAGCCTTCCATTTTAACTTCAATGCCATTGTATTGAGCTTTGAACTCTTCCACAATTTCATTTTTATTAGCTTGGCTTGCTGCTGCGATCTTCTCAGTGACTTGAGCTGAGATTTCTTCTTTGACTACTTCAGCTTGTGCTTTGGCTTGCTCAATCCCATCAGTGATCTCTTTCTCCAAAGCTCCTGCTTTATCTTCAAAAGCCCTATTGGCATTGTCAACCAACACTTTCAATTTCTTGTAGTATTCATCATCCTCCTGAGTCTTTTGGACTGTATCAAGGATTTCAGATGCTACATCAGAAATTCCATTTGAGCCTGACATGCCTCCACCGTGGCCCGCCTTGTCATCGAATGTAAGAGAGATATACTCTTCTGACAGAGCATCAAAGACATAGCCCACAGCTTTTTTCTTCAACATGACATCATGCTTCAAGCTCATGATGGTCACTGTGTCACCAAGATGCACAGTTTGACCATCTAGCTCATAAGCTTCAACTTTGATCTGATCAGTGGACTTGTCAATGTCACCATTCTTGAATTTGGCTTCACCCCATTTTCTCAATTCTTCCTCTGTAGTAAGATCATTGTTCTCATACTCAGCTTCATTGATATAAGGATAATTGCCAATGAGGGGGCTGTCCACAGTGACTTTCAGAACCGTGTCTTCTTCTGCTCCCTCTGGCTTGAAGGTTGATTTCAGATGCAGTCTTGTGATGATGCTTGAACTGCTCTTATTCCGTTCATACTGCTTCAAATTTTGATGCGTAGTAATAACCACACCACGATCAATTCCCCGACTCTTTGGAATGTCAATCAGGAAGTTGTCACGGATCATCTCACCTTCCCAAGCACCTACAATGGAATGTTTTCCATCCATCAGGATCTTATAGAGCGTTTCATCCTCTGTGGTGTTGAAGGTTCTATTGTCCATAATGTTACTTGTGAATGAAAATTTTCCAAGTGGTGTCTTGACTGCTGAAATCATAGCATTCAAGGCGATTTGACAGGTTGAGTTTGAAACCTTGATAGGACGAACAGAGCGCTTGAAGATGTCCTCTGTGATGTGCTGGCAAGTCAGGTTCACTGTGTCATCTTGCTCGCTGATCTCCTTAATCCGGAACAGTTGCCGGCCAGTGATAGGAGTTGGGGCGATGATGAGCATGTCTTCCTGAAATTTCTTGTAAATTTCAGTGTCTGTGATTGGATAGTCAACTTTGAGAGTGTAGCTTACATTGGTTACTTCTTCAACTTCTGCTTTGGTTGCTTCATGGAGTGGTTGCCCATTCCATTTCACTGTTTGCACATTTCTGTCTAATAGATAAAGAATTATAACCACCCCCAATTGGTTTCAAAAATAAGAGATTGAATGCCAGGTCCCAAAACCACACCAATGGTCTTTTGATTTTGGTTAGCGTCAATTGTGATGAAATCTCCTGACCACTTCACCAGATTTCCTTTCTTGTCCAAAAAGCTTGGATTCTGTGGATCATTCACCATCACAGCGCTATCAGATAGCTGTTCAAGCTTGATGGTTTGCTTTCCAATGGTGAAGCTGGTCTCTGATGAGCTGTTTCCTCTAATTGTGATTTTAGGAAAAGCCAATGAGCTGCCTTGTAGCCTGAGAACACCATTTGAGGTGAGAGTTTGAATATCGTTGTTCTTCATGTATTTTGTGGGGTGACAAACAAATGTCACTTCCACAGAATACATTTTAGTTTTATCTCTCTGAGTGTCAGACACCTTTGTCTGATAGCAGAACCATCTTGTGAGCTTGTTCTGTTGATTCTCAAGCCAGAAATTCCTTTTGGAAAGGAATTGGACGAATTCAAGGACTTGCAATTCTGTTGGGTTGATGAGTTGAAGAGTGTATTTCTTTTCAATCGCTTCTCTGTGAGGGTTTGACTGAACGATGTATCCACTAACTCCATCATGGCTCAATAGCTTGTCCTTTGATAGACCTACTTGAATTGTAGGGCCTTCAAGCACAATCACATCAAATGGAAATGATGAAGTCCCAATTCCATCAATAATCAATTCATTGTACTTTACCATGCAGGCGCTCCTCTCAATTCTTTCTGTCTTCTCAATTCAGCAGCTATCTTCTGAGATACCTTGTTAGCGATCTTCTCAATATCAGCTTCTTCTCTGATGATGTTGTCAGAGATGTTGATGTTGATTACGGTTCCTTGTGGGTCCATTGTTTGGGCGATGCCCCGACCAATGGCGCTCAAGTTCCGTTCATTCAGTGGCAGGACAGCTTCTTTTCCAGCTTCCCCACCAACCATGAGGCTATTTCCATTCATGCCAAATGCTGTTGGCTTGGTTAAGATCCCACCTTTGGCATACCAGTCAATTCCGATACTTGGAATCCCTTTACCTTTCAGCCAGTCCATTGGATTCAGTGATCCACTGGCCTTGAAGTGAGGTAGTGGGATGTGTGGCCATTTGAATTGGAAATTGAAGAAACCTTTAATTCCGTCAATGGCTCTTCCTACGAGATCTTTTGCTCCATTGATAGCTGTGTCAATTGTGTCTTTGATCCCATTCCAAATGCTTGAAGCGGTTGAGCTGATATCATTCCAAACTCCTGAAATTGTGCTAGAAATCCCATTGAATACAGTTGAAACTGTTCCTGTGATTCCATCCCAAATCCCAGATAGAGTTGAGCTGATCCCGTTCCAAACAGTTGAAGCCGTACCGGAAATTGTGTCCCAAATTCCAGATAAAATTTGAGCCATTGCATTGAATACAGATTCACAGATACTTTTGATCCCGTTCCAGATATTTTCACCAATACCCTTGATGGTCTCCCAAGCCCCAGACCAATCCCCGTTGATGATCTGCATCACAGTCTTAATGATGCCTAATACCACGTTGATGGCTGTTTCTACTACGGTTTTGATGGTGTCCCAGACCGTGGAAATTATGGTTGAAATGTTATTCCATGCAGTTTCAATGAATGGACCAAGAACATTCATGACTGTTGTCACTACCGCTGAGATGGCATTCCAGACAGTCTCTGCTGTCTGTCTGATCAGTTGCTGATTGTCGTTCCACCATGTTGTCAGTGTTCCCCAAATCTCCATTACAAAGCTTGAAATGGCTTGGACAACAGTATTGATGACTGACATGATAGCATTCCAGACGGTTTCAACAGCGGTCCTGAATCCCTCATTGGTTTCCCACAAGTGCTTGATAACCAAGACTATTCCTGTGACTGCTGCAATAACAGCGGCTATCACTCCAATGATTGGCAATGCAGCAGCTATCAGCCCTCCTATACTTGCTCCTACAGCAACAGCAGCCGCCTGAAGGGCGAGGAAGATTGGGGCAAGTACACCGGCCACTGTTACAATTGTTCCAAAGACTACAACAAAGTTTTTGATGGGCCCAGGTAAGTTGTTGATCCATTCTGCCACTTTCTTGAAGACATCCACAATGATGTCAAGGGCGGGAGCGAATGTTTCAGCGATTGCTCCACCGACCTCAGCCATGACAATTTTCAAGCCATTTTGTGCTGTCGTGAATTTATCAATAGGATCTAGAGTGCTTTCATAAGTTTGTGAAACTAACCCTGCTGACTCTTTAGATGTTTTTCCAAGTTCATCAAAGCTCAAAGCTCCACGCTTGATGGCATCGACCATTTGTGGAGCCTTTTTAGCACCAAAGATCTCCATAGCGATCCCCATTGCTTCAGTCTCTGATTTACTGTTCTTGATTGCTTCAATGGTCTCTTTGAGACCTTCTTTCATGGTCTTTCCTTGCTTGGTGTAGACCCCTGCTGCCTTTGTCATTCCTGACAATGCTGCTGATGAATCAACCCCATGCTGTTCAAGTTGACCAATCAATGTGACAGCTTCATCAAATTCAAGACCAAGCATCTTGATTTGTGGCGCTCCATCTGTTGCTTTCTTCATCAAGTCATCAACAGAAACCCCTGTGGATTGTGCCACATAAGTGGTGCTATCCAGTACATCAGATAGGTAGTCAACAGAATATCCGTAGGCTTCCAAGGCTTGCTTGGACTGAATTGTTGCATTCGTGATGTCAGATCCGTTGATTTCTGCAAACTTGAGCATGTCAACAGATGTGGTTTTGAGCGCATCCCCTGTCAGGCCAAATTGGGTGTTAACTTCACCGACTGCATTCCCGATTTTGCTGAAATCAGTAGGCATTTCAGTGGCTATGCCATTGGCAATTCCTTGCATCTGCTCAAGGGACTTTCCACTTGCACCAGTCTTGGTGACAATAGTGTCCATTCCTTCATCAATTTCCCGGAACGCATCTAGAGCGCTCTTTCCAAAATCAACCAACTTTTGACTGATTTCAGATAGCTTCTCAGAGAATTGGTTCAGTAACTCAGCTTTCAGAAGCTTGTTTGTCTCTTCAAGACCGCTACTAGCTTTCTTTCCTGACTCGCCAAGATTTTCCATTTCATTGGCAAGCCCGTTGAAGGCAGCCTTGGACTCATTCAGTTGAGTTTCTAGCTTATTGACTTCTGTTGAGTTCTCGCCATACTCTTGTTTTGCAAGAGCAAGCTGTTTCTCAAGATTCTCAACCTGTTGGGCGACAATCTCGCTTTGCTTCCCAATCTTCTGTTCAGCAAGTGCCAGCTTATCTGCTTCACTAGCATTGGAACCCATTTGGCTTTCTTGTAGTTTGAATGAGCTGACAACTTTGTCACCTTCACTTGCAAGGCGCTGTTGCTCGTTTTGAAGCTCTTTCAGTTGTTCACGGTTGGATTTTGTGGCATTCCCATTTCCGTCTAATGCCTTATTGACATTTTCAAGCTTGTTCTCATAGCCCTTCAGGATGTTCTCTGTCTGGACAACTTCCCGTTGAAATGCACGGTATTGATCAGCTCCAATGTCTCCACTCTTAAATTGCGCTTCAACTTGTGCTTGCGCCTGTCTCAATGTCTCCAATTTCTCCTTGGTTGTTGAGACTTGCTTTTGGAGGACTTCTTGCTTCTGAGCCAATAGAGTCACATTCCCTGTGTCAAATTTCAGAGCCTTGTCAATACTCTTCAATTCTTTTGCTGCCTCCATTGAGGCAGAATTTACTTTTTTCAGGGCGTTTTGAAGGGGTTGTGTGTCACCGCCAATTTCAATTTTTATCCCTTTAATATTACCGGCCATGTTTCCTCCTTTCACATAAAAATATAAAGAGCGCCTAAAGGATTCTTGTGATCAATCGTCCATTCATTCGATGAACTTGACCTCAGATTCTTCCTCTCAGCACTCTATTTCAGACTAGAATGAGTCAAAATCTGACTGTGTGGCCTTGCGTGTTTCTGATTTGTTTTCAGTACGCAAATTCACATAATCTGTTTGATAATCCAGAGCCATTCCAATTGAAATGTGCTTTAGATCATCAATTGTGAGACCAGTTTCTTTACAGCAAGAAAGATATGATTCTACTGTAAAGATTTCATCACTGGCTGATTCTGACTCATCTGGTTTTTTTTTGATGTCATTGTGTCGTTGATCATTTCCATTAGAATTGGAGCGATGTCCTGCAAAGGAAATTCCTCCATTTCCATAAAAAATTGTTCATAAGGCTTGATGTGTGGATTTCCTGATTTTGTGAAAACCCAAAACAAGCGATTGAAGAAGGTCATGTCAAAATTGGCCAACATGTTGATGTCAACTTCATTGTTGCCATTCTCAGCCATTTGCATGATATTCTGGTTTGAGATCATTCCAAAAAGATCTTGGAAGAAATCTTTCCCAAACTCACTCTTATAAGCGATAGGAGTGTAAGCATTGGTTACAAGCTCATACTCCTTTTCACTAATGGTCACACTCTTACGCATTTAAGGCCTCCTTAATTACAAAGCTTGATTAGGTTCATAGACCTTTTCAAACCATTTCTTATAAACTTCTTGATCATCCGCTGATGTAATGGAACGTTTCACAACTTGGTCACCGGGACGAGGGCTGGCATTGAAGCTCAATTCACGTTCATTCACGTTGGTTCCGTTCTTGGTAGCTGATCCGCTAGATGGGCGACTTGCTGAACAGTAATACATGACATGGCGTGTCTTGTTAGCATCGCCAGCAAATTCAAACATAAGTGCGAAGTTGGTTGTCTTCGCATCTGCTTTTTCTGTAACCACTCCTGTTGTAGAGTCTTTGATGTCGCCCAAAATTTTTGTTGCGAATGCTTCAATGATGTGTGGGACTTTGAATTTACCTTCGTAACCTTCGTTTGAGTTGACGAAGTAATAATCAATGTTATCAGCTTTCACTGATCCTGAATCCCCTTTAGGGTCCAGCGTCAATTCCATCGCTCCAGGGAAGCGGAATACTGGACCATAAGTGATCACTCCTGCTTCACTGATTGATTGGATTGGTGCCACATGGACATTTTCAAGTCCAAATGTAACTTTGTTTTCAGTCATTTCTTTCCTCCTCAATATAGATAGACTTCATAAGACTTCACAAACAGTCTTTCTGATTCAATAAAATTTTCTTCCTGAACATCATAAAAGAGCTTGTGGTCATTCCACAGCTCTTCCAATCGTTCTTCTAGCTCCTCATCTTTTCGTTCAAATGCCAATTCTACAGTGACAGCACGGATCATGTATGATGCTTGATTGTCTGTTCCTGTGATAGATGGCAAGCTTTCAAAATAGACAAGGTAAGGCAGCGTGGGGACATTTCCTTCCCTGAATGCCTTGTAAGTGACAGGCAGGCCAGCCTGTTCCAAAATTTCTGCAAACTCTGACAGCTTCATCTTCCAAGCTCCTTCAATTTCTTTTCAAAATTCTCAATAGCGTGATCTTCTGCCGGCTTGATGTGTACTATTCCGGAAACCCGTCCCCCGTTCCTCTTTAAGTGGCCAAATTCAAGCAAATGTGGGAGACGGTAATTTGTGTTGTGAACCACAAAATTACCTTTCCCCATTTTTGTTTTTTTCCACGATTTGGCATACTTACCACCTTTTGCCCTTGGACTTTTTGGACTTGTGGTTTTTAATTCTTGGACGGCCTCTTCTGCTGTTTCTTCCGCTATCTTGTCCACTTCTTCTTCAACTTCTGTGGAATACTCTGCTAATGCTTTAGCAATTTGACTGGCTAGATCTTGGCTCATGTCATTTTCTCCACCAGAGTCAATTCAAGGATATTGAGGTTGATTGGATATGTCTTCAAAATCCGGTACTCTTTACCGCCAAATTCAGCAAATTCCTGATTGTCATATTCAAAGCTGTGAATATCAACAATCAGATTTGGACGAATGCCAGCCTGATTAGCTTGGTAAAATTCTGACCGTGTGATAGATTTCTTTTTACAGAAAATTGTAGTCTTTACCTTCTCAGCTAGATCTTGCTTGAGCTTGTCCTTGCCTGTAATTTTAAAACCTATCAATGTGATTTCATCATTCCACATCTCACACCTCTTTCTTGGAAGAGATTTGCAGATTGTGCAAGCGCCATTGAAGGTGACGTGGTAGATCAACACCACCTTCATAGCGATAAGCAGCAAAGTCAACAATGAACATTTCATGGTCAGCACGATCTGGAACCAATTCAACACCCAGACTGTTTGTTAATTCGCTGATGACGCTTGAGACAATCTTCTCTAGTGTTTTATCTCGCAAATTTGAAGCAATTCCTAATTTGATTTTAAGTAATTCCACTAACTGACCAGTGTCCATGCTATTCTTCCTCTTTCTTAGTTGCTTTCTTGCGCTTTGGTTTCTCTTCAGTGGCTTCTTCTACTTCCTCAGTAGTTGTTTCCACCTCTTCAGAGGTTTCTTCTACTTCCTCAGTAGTTGTTTCCACCTCTTCATCAGCCTCTTCTGCTTTCTTAGTAGCTTTCTTAACCACTTCATCAGTGATAAAGATTGAACCTGCTGAATTAAAGCCTGTCAAGAGTCCTTTAACAAACTCTTGATCAGGTTCATAGCCTTTGCGTGGAAATACATCATCAATTTTATATTCATGTTGCTCTTTATCACGCATGTCCTTGAATGGACGGATTACTGTATAGGGCATGTGATACCTCCTTACGCTACAACATCAGTGTATGTGCCAAAGAAACCAGCAGATTCATCTACTTGCTTGACATCAAGACGTAGGAAGAGTCCAAGCAATTGACCATAGATGTCATTGTTAATCCATTTAACTGATACTTGAAGACGGTCAAACAATTTAACGAATTCAGCAACATCTCCAATGAAGAACTTCATATCACCTTCATTGCCAAACAGAGTGTCATCCACTGGATAAATCTTTTTGCCACCAAATGAATATCCTGTAGGTGATGTAACATCTGGTTGAAGCATATATTTCCCATTTTTATCCTTGACCTTGTCAAGCGCTGCAAACATTGATTGAGTTACAACAATACTTGCTTTGTAGATTGGTTTTAATTTCTTGTTGTAGATGTCTTTGATGCCATCTAATCCAGCAGCATCTGCTTGAGTAGCTGTTTTTAGTACAGCAGTAATCAATGAAAGCTCAGTATTTTCACCTTGATTGACTACTTCATCTTCTACAATAGACATGATGTCGTAGTCTGCATCATCAATCATTTCTTGAGACACAGGAATGTATCCACGGTAAGCCTTGATTGAGTAATCAATTTCACTGATCTTTGGTTTTCCAAGTTCAGGATTTGCTTTCAATTCATCAGTAGAAGCCATTTTCCCATCTGTCTTCTTGATAACTGGATATTTACCAGAACCACTATTTACTTGAACACGTTGGACAAGATCCAAGAGTGGATTGCGTGTCTTTTCAAGGAAGTGAGGTTTTAACACTTCAGTTGGGATCAAAGCAGCGCTTCCAGAGTCTGTTGTTTTAAGACCTACGATGTCACGAGTTTGACCAGTACGAATGAATTTAGCAATTGCGTCACGTTGTTCCAATTTCTTTCCTCCACGTTGTTCCCCGTCTGGATAAGTTGGGGCTTTCCGATTTTGTTCATCAACTTGTTTTTGAAGTTCTTCAATTTCTTCTTCAAGTTTTGCTTTTTCTGCTTGCTTTTCTTCCAATTCTTTTTGGATGTCTTCAAGGCTCTTTTCAACCGTTGAAACTTCTTCTTCAGTTTCAGCACGGTCCAATTTTTCTGCTTCGATTGCAGAACGTTCATTCAATTCTGTGATTGCTTCTTCCAATTCAACAACCTTGCTTGCTTTTGCACGCATGCGTGCGCCATAAATCAATGCTTTATTCATAGATTGTATTTCTCCTTAATTTTCATTTTTCGTTCATTTAACGCTTTACTGTTAGCACGTTTCAGACATTCAAAGTCTTTCTTGCGTGCAGCAATTTCAGTCTGTGGATAAGCCGGGAATGTGCAAGGGCTGACCTCAAAGATTTCAAGCTCTAGCACGGTATCAAGATAAGAACCATCTTCACGCTCAATGGTATCCACTTTGATAGGCATAAATCCAAAACTGCATCCAACAATATCCCCACGCTGTACACGGGCATAAGCTCCCATAGCGTCTGGATCATTTCTGTTGATGATAATGTCACCGTATAGGCCTTTGTCATCAACTTTGAGACTCACTGTGCTGTTTCCTGTGCGCCCTAAAACTAGGTTATGGTCATGATTGAATAATGCACGGATGTCAGCATTCTTGATGGCTTCTTCCACTCCTGCACGTTTGATCACTTCAAAATAGCCTGGCCACAGCTCAGTTTCTTCATCGAACCGGATGAAGTAGCCACTCAGGATCAAGTCACCAGATTCTTGTTCTTCTCGTGTCTCGAATTGAGTAGCAATGTATGAATTACGTTTCTTCACTGGCATTTCCTCCTTCCTTGTTTAGTTTGCTCTGATTGCCTAACTCGCCTTGTGGCAGATAGTTTTCAAGAACAATGATTTCATCCATTTCAGGATCTGGAGTCATACCAACCCAATCTCTCCACTCATTTCTACGCATTGCGGCACTGTTGGTCATTTGTTGAGCAACAGTTGAAAGCTCTGTAATGTCGTAAGAATACAGTGAACGTGGATTGAATTTGAAGTAGCGTGTGGTTGAAGTCAGTAGGTCTCTTGTGAGCGTCTGAGTGATCGTTGTTGCGATGCTCATGATGGTGGTATTCACAAAGTTGTTGTATTCTTCTTTGTTAAAATCTCCCACACCTAACACAAAAGCCGGAACACCTAACATTCCAGCTACTGTCTTCTTATCAATTTCTACTGACTCATTCAAAGCTATGTCATTCAAACTTAATGGCTTCACTTGTTCCACTTCCATCAAAGCATCAGGGACAATCCAAGGTTCACCAGACTGGCTTGTGGTCAGATATTTCTTAGCAATTTTCTCACGACCTTCCACTGTTCCAAGTTCCTCACTTGATGAATCCACCTTGATGATAAGGCTTGGAACGTTCTTTCCGTTCATGAAGCCCTTCTTGGTCTGTGTGGCCATGTTCAAATTTCGGACAATGTCTTTCAAAGCCAATCTAAAACCGGTCCCAATGTAAGGCCGGTCTGGATCAGGATTGATGGCAAAGTGAACCACTTCATCTGGATTAAAATCAGTGTCTCTGAAATGGATCATGTATGTTAGATCATTACTCTTGAATGACACTTCCGACATTGGGAATGGTCTGAGATTGCTGATATAGTCAGTCATTGGATCATATTCCACATGTAGGACAGAATTTCCATCACCAAACAAAAGCAAGTCTCTGACAATCTTGAAGATCCATGATTTTCTTGTCATGTGATCACAAGGGTTGATGTCAATCTTACGGGCTAACCCGTCCTTGATGCGTACATCACCGGATTCTGTGTTTTCCATTAGCTGTATTGTCATGTTTGAAACCATGTCAGCAATTTTATTGACAGCCATGATCACATCTGGATTTCTTGCCAGTGGAATGTAGCCATCACCGTCATACATGATGCCCAGATCTGAATTCCCAAAGCTTGTGAACATCGTCTGAGACTTTCCACGCTTGAATAATTTGTCAAAGATTCCCATATTTCTCACCTCCTTTCTATCTAATCAAAGTAAGCCATCACATTCTTATTCTTACCAAGGTTAGCAAGTGCCTGAATACAAGCGAATACACTCGCATCAAACAAGTCTATTCTTGCTGTACCGCCATCCCCGTCCAATTTCTCATACTGGACAGCATCATCTACTTTCTCAATAGCTCTGACATTGCTGACACAGTATTCATAAGCGTCCGAATGTACATAGTAAAATTCTTTATTTTTCACTTTTAATTCAATTCTTCTGAATCCCTCTGATTTCAAATAGAATAGCTGAGGCTGGTCAATCATTTTGAATTTAGCTTGCTTCATTTTGAGCATGAACTCTCTACCAAATTTCCTATCCATACCGACAGCGGCAATTTTGAAGCCTTTCTGTCGCATCTCTATGAACCATTTAACAATGTCGTCGTAGAGAACAGTTGGAGTGTTGCTCATGGTCAGCCAGCCATCCGATTGCCACCCAAATAGTGGGATGCCATCGTCATTGGCTTTCTTCTGAGCGTTGACACGAGGAAAGAAAGCGTGTGTGATACAAATATCAACATCTTTTTCACCGTCATTGTATACCCCATAAAGGGCAGCAGCAGTCAAGTCATGCAGTCTTGAAAGGTCAGCCCCTCCATACCAGCGAATAGGAAGCTTTGCAAGCTCCTCAATTGTCCAGTCATAGCAGTCATCACTAGCAATGAACTCATCTGGATTGAAATAAGCGTTCATTGAGTTAGTGAAGACATTCAATGTCTTATTGAAGAACTCATTTCTGGTCTGTGGATCATTCAAGGCCTGTTCTGCTTCTTCCTTGAGGGCCTTGAGTGAGACAGTCACACCCCATGAGGGATTAGCCATCTTCAGCACATTCTCATCCAAGTAGTCTCCCACATCGCCATCTGTTGCCTGATTGGCCTTACAGATGAAGATGAAGAATGAATCATCTTTGACCAGCTCTTTCAACACCTTTTGACAATATTTCAGACGGTTAGCAAGGAATCCTGTTGGAATGTCCCCGGCTGTGGAGATAACAAAAAGCATACTGTTCCGGTATGCTGACATTGTTTTCTTCATAAGACCGTATTTCTTGGAATT